AATTCCGCGCTCAACAGGCTATCCAGTTGGAACAGATGCGCCAAGAGGCCGAAACCCAACGCGCCGCCTATCGCGCACAGATCGAATCCGAGACAAAGCTGGAAATCGCACGGATGCAGACCGAAGCGCAATCCAAGCCCGTTAATCAGTTCACCGTGGACTCAAACGGCAAGCTGGACAACATCGCCGACACAATCACTCAGGCCGCTGTTCAACAGGGTGCGGGTATTGCCGAAGCTGTCTCGAATCTGGGTCAAGTCGCCGCCGTTCTGGTTGGTGCTGTGGACGAAATGAAACGACCTAAACGCCGAGTGTTGGAACGTGACCCTATTACTGGGCGTGCTATTGGGGCCGTCGAGGTAAGTGAGTAAAATTGGGAAAGTAATACTTTGTAACTACTTTCTTAAAGGAAAAACATGGAACCGCTATCAACGACTATCTCTTTCATCATTGCAAAGTTAAACTATGGCTTGAGTGCTTTGTTTATGTCGTTGCTGGTTCTATTCCTTCGCAAAACCCCTGCCCTTGATGGTTATGGCCGTGCGGCAACGGCTTGTATCGTGGGCGGTAGTGCGGTGGGCATATCCATCATCTTTGGCGGTGCTTTAGCGGTTTACATGGGCATGAATCCCAATGATGTCAATACAAGCATGGCAATTGGCGGCGCAATTGGATTGGTTTCGTTTACGGTAATCAAGGCTTTCGTGAAGTTCTTTGACCGCATGGACAATAAAGACATTGTTGAAGTGGCTAAAGAGGTGAAAGACACAATTAAGGGCAAATGATGAACGACGCTCAAGTTGCAATGTGGCTAACCATTTCGATGGTGGCATCTTTCTTCTTTATTGCAATTGCTTTTGTATTCGTATTCATTAGCGGCCAAGAGATGCACATTCTCCAGAAGGTAGGCTTTGCGCTGCTGGTCTTTGGCCTAGTGGTTCAGGTGGTGCGGTCTTTGCATTACTTGGACTTTGGTTATTACCCAATTGACCGATACGTGCCAATGTGGTTATCGAAAGATATCGGGATTATGGTCTTGATATACTTTTATAGTTTTGTATATCCAAAAAGGAATAAATGATGCGAACAGTCCAAATTCAACCCGAGAAATGCTATGTCAATGGTAAGCAAGCAATTGCAACCCGTTTCAATGTCGTTTCTATTTCTGATGATTTGTTTTCAGAAGCCAAATTCAAATACACGCTTTTGGACGACGACAACCAATGGTGCGGTGAAGCTGTTTACACCTTGAGCGGTTTGGAGCTGTATCAGACTTGGGACGCAACAGCCGAGGGCGCTTATCGTATTGTGGCCGAAGGTGTTGGCTTTGAGATCGTTCCTCTGGTTGGCAAGTCGTTCTTCAATGAGTCCTGACAATGGCCGCTGTATTAGCTGACCTCGCTGTTTACGGCCTGCCCTTCGTGGTGGGCCTTGGTGTGTGGAAAGTATTACAAGGGCGGTATTACGGGCGTAAGAAACCCCCGAAGCCGAAAGACAATGAGTAAGGTTTTACCTTGGGTGGTAGCGATGCTGGCTTCAATTACGTCGGTGTCGTTCCATATTGATGCCCAAGGCGTTAAAATAGAACTCAAGCGGACGCAAGAACAATTGGCGTCTTTGCAGAATGACAACTTCTCTCTGGCTTCGGCAGAGTGTATGGAATTGGAGAAATAATGCCCGTAACCATCACTGGCGGCAAATACGCCATTCGCTCAGTTAGCGCGGTAGGAACTACAACCGTAACGATTGGAACGGGCACTTTCGTTTCTGGCGACTTTGGGGCTACTCAGCGCATGGTGTCTCTGCATAGCAGCACGGGCGCATTTAAGGGCATCGCATGGGTTCGCCAGTTCACTAGCACGACTGTCCTGCAACTTGAAAACCGCTTTGTTGACCCTGTAACGGGCCTATATGCCACGCAGGTAGTGGGCGATCAGGTTCTAGTCTCAAAGAACTCAGCCGAATCAGCCGCCACGGGTTTTGCTGTTGCATCCCCTGATAACAACGTGGTCACGGTCACTGACAACATCCTAATGGGCACGGGCGGCGATGCTGTCTCTTTGTGCTTCTACGATGAAAACAAACAGTTCACAATGACCAACGGCTTCCGCTTTAACGGCGGTGTGGCTGTGTTTGGCAAGCTGCTTGCTTATGACGGGGTAAGCAAAGAATCGTTTATTTGGTCACGGGAATGTACGGCGCGACCTAATGACGCTTACCCCGCACCTGGTGGCGACCCGGCTTTCAACATTTGGGGCACTGGCGGCACTACGGGCCATATGTTCTTTTTCGGCGGTGCTTTGGGTTCGCCGATGCGCCGTTCGTTCTTCATTGGCGCTCAGACTACTGGTGCTACAAACGGCTCGTTTGCCATGTTTGGGACGCGTATTTATTACGCTTGCGCCTCTCCGAGCAACGGCGGCAACTGGGCATCTAACCCTGAACGTCACCTGCTTTACAAAACCATCCATGAAGCCGACTACACCAACGCCAACTTAATCGTCTGGGGTAACGGCGCGTTCCAAGGCTCGTTCTTGAGCTTCCCCCAGTTTGGCGCTGGTACGCCTTTGGGCATTTTCCGAGCATCAAGCGCGGTTAGCTTCGGCGCTTCTGCCAACAGCCGCACCATTGTTAGCGACACGGGTTCAGGCGCTTTCATTGACGACATTAACAACGGCTCGTACACGTTCACCAACGTGATTACCCCTGCTGTGACCATTCTGCGTTTTGCTGGCGGTACGGTTCCTATCGAGTTTCGTTATTCGGACGATTACACCAATCTGCGAACAAACTCCACTGTAGTGGTGCGTCGCACTGTGGATAGTGTGGTGGCGGCATCGACGGTAAACACGGCAAACCCGACATTCACCGCAACGGTTGTTCAATCGACCTACAGCGGTACGGCTAACGGCACTGTCAGCCCTACCACGTTCTACACATCGTTTGACTACACGGTCAAATGCTACGGCTTCCAAGCGATCAGCGGCAACCATTCCACCTACACCTATAGCTTGGGTACGGCTGGCAACGGCACGGACTTGAAGCTGGGCGGCTTGGTCAACCAAGTGCCTGACACCACGACCACACTGACCTTGGCTCAGGCTTTGGCGCTTTCTTCCAAGATTGCTGGCAACCAAGGAACAGACACCGCAACCATTAGCGGCTCATCTACCCTTGACGAACAATACGATTACTTGGTTGCATGGGGCAGCTCCACTGCTGCTTTGGCTCAGTTCCCATCCTTGGCTCTGTACCCTATTGGTGCAAGTGGTACGACTTCGATTCAGCGGATGCGTCTCTTTGTCCAGTCTGGGGCAACACTTAGCGCGGGTGCAAAACTGCGCGATATGAGTGGCACAAAGCAGGTGGAAATTACGGGCGCTGGATCTACGGCTACTTTTGACCGCGGCACGATCACATGGGCTCCATCGACTTATTTGTCTCAATGGTTTGTGCAACTGGGTGGCACGTTGACGCTGAACAACAACAGCCTGTTTACGATCAACGCCCAAGCCGCTTTGGGCTACGACACCAAGACCATGTTTGGCGCAAACAGTACGCTCAACCTGAACAACTCCACAATGGTGTTTAACGCGCCAACGGGGGCCACTTCGTATTCTGGTTCGGTGTTTTCTGCCTTCCAAGCCAACGGCTCGGCCACAATGAACATCACGAACGGCACTTGGACGTTTAACGGCCCCACTGCCAACTCGACATATGTTGTTCACACCTATTGGTCGGCATCGTCTGTCATTAACGGTCTAAACATCAACGGCACGGCGGCATCGGCTGTGGCCTTGGAAATGGGTGCAACCAATCAGCGATTGACTGGTCTGCGTCATGCTGGTCAATTCAACGGATCGTCAAACGGCACGAACAAACAGTTCTACGTTTTGAACGATAGCCTGACCTACACTGGCAGCACCGCGCCATTGAACACTTCTACCGCCCGATTGGTGAAGTGGATTTGGCTTGACCCTGTGCGTAGCGATAACGGCCTGTTCCGGTGGGCTGCTGGTACACAAGGTGCTACTGGTGCAAGCGGTCAATTTGGCGTGGTGTTCTTCCGCCCATCTATCAAGATCGAAAAAACTGGTTATGCGCCACGTATGCGTTTGACGCCTTCGGCTTTGGCTTCGCGCTATGCCTCTAAGGTTGTTCAAACAACCGCCGAGTCAACTGTTGCGCTTAATAACTTCTATACCGATTCAGGCTTTGGCGCATCGGATGGCGGCTTGCCATTTGTTGACAGCTTGGACGATAAGACTGTCATTAATACGATTGACTGGACTTTGAATTTCCGTCAGCCCGGTTGGTTGGACCAGTCTATTGCGTTCTTGGCTTCTGCTGCGCGCGCCAACACCATCACATACAACGCTTCGGGCGCTGTTGATTCCAACTATGTCAACGCCTCTACCGCTGTGGCTGATGCTGCCCTGATTACGATCAACACCACGACCAAGACAATCGCCCCCGTGTCTGGAACGATCACATGGTCGCCACAACGCCTCTACAACGCCCTGAAACAGTGGTGGAGTACCTTTGCCAGTAACACCGACTTTTTGGCGGCTACGGCTAATGGTGTGCTGAACCTTGGCGACTACAACACTGCCTCTGGTTTGCGCTTTGGCGTACCTGCTACGGGTGACGCTTTGACCGAAGTTCGCACCACTGGTTTGATTAACGCCGCAACCAACGACATTAGCGTGACGGATGCAAACGGTTCTTCTACCCTGTGGGAGTTCCAATCGGTTGCCGTTGGTTCATCCTTGGTGATTTATGACGCATCGGGCGTGACCAAGTATTTCCAGCAAGAAGTGACAAGCGCAGGGACTTATTCGTACTACATCCCCTCGGGTGTGACGGGTACTTATACATGGGCAATCGAGCGTTACGGCTTCCAGCGTCAGTCGGGCACGTTTGCGGCCAACACTGGCGGTTCATTGTTCTACGTTCCGATTTATGTTGAAGATGTAGGCTTGACCGTGACCGACAAATCGACTGTAGCGGCTTACACGGCTATCGAAACGGCCTCAAAGTTCTACGATCGCACCGCTTTCTTCCGACTGTCTGAGCAAGGCATTAAGTTGGGCCAGATGGTGACTCGTGCTGGTACGGCATTGGAGATCGGCAACTTCTCGCACGTTATCAACAAGGATGCTGCATCGGTCTATTCGGTGACGGGTTCGGTGATTACCACTAAGTCCACGTCTTACGCTGGTGATTCACGTTACAACACTGAAATTGCTGTCCCACCTGCAACGATCACAGCCAACTCGACTGAGGTGATTACGATTGCAATTGAGGATGCCAACGGTAACAGTTCGGTTCAGATTCTGGGTGGTGACGGTAACTTCCAATTGTGGAAAGTGCCCACCTCAACACCTACCGCTGATTACGCCACTGGCACTTTGTTGGCAACCGTGGGCAACGTGATTTACCGATTCATTGGGGTGACGGGTTTCGACATTGTGGGTGTTGATACAAACTCCAACATTCGCCGCCGCACAAGCATGGCCAAGGGCATCTATTCCCAAGCGTTCTACGTAGGGGAGCAGATTCAACTGGCACAAGCTCCAGAAGTGACAGAAATCTTGACAAAAGTAAACATTCTGCAAGTTGCAGTCGATGATTTGCCCGAGGATATTCTGGCTAGCGAAGTGGAAACGGGTGCGACCGTGGTCGAATCTCTGCGCTTGCACAACTCAGTATTGGGTGGGAAAGTTAGCGGTGCGGGTTCTAGCACTGAGACGTTCCGTGATTTGGCAGACACCAAAGACCGTTTGGTTAGCTCTGTCACTGAGACGGGCAACCGCACGGCTGAAGTTTACGACCTGACCTGATGCTCCACTTTCGCGCCCTCCACTTTGGTGCTAGGCACTTTGCGGCCCTCCATTTAAGGGGGCCAGCAAAGGGCGGGGATTCGCACGATGTTGGCGCTGAATACTGGTACGACCTTTGGCGCAAAAAGCACAAAAAGGTTCAGCCTCCGACAATTGCCGAAGTAATCGAGGCGGTTCAAGAAAACCCCGTAGAGGCATTAAAAGCCGTTCCAGAAGCTAGGAAGCAGTTTCAGGGAATTGATTATTCCAAGGTGGCTCAGAATACTGAAATGGCGATGTTTATTGCCAAGCAGTTATTGATTACAATAGAACTTAGGCGCATCGAGGAAGAAAATGACGAAAACGATGCGATCATGTTATTGCTGATGTAAAGGAAAACCCAATGCACTCAGATGGTGGAAAAGGCTCAGACCGTAGGCCAACAGACGAAAAGGCTTTCGCTGATAACTACGATTCAATCTTTGGGGCCAAGAAGCCTAGCAAAGGTTCATTCGTTCAATGCCCGACAACTGGCAAACTTATTCCAAAAGATGAGTTCTATTCATCGGTAGAAGTAAACGCTCCATTTGTTATGGCCGACATTCAGCCATACAAAAACATGGTTGATGGGCAAATGATTACTTCACGCTCAACGCATCGTGAGTTTTTGAAGGCTAATCGTTTGATCGAGGTTGGAAATGAAGTCAAAGCCCACACCACGAAACAAGCGCCCAAGGTAGATCGTGAGCAGATTCGCCGTGATATCCACACCTCAATGCAGAAACTTGGCTACTAATTTTTAACCACTAAGGAAAACCCTTATGTCCGATAGTCTCCGCGAAGCTCTGGAATCAGCTTTTGAAGCCGATGCACAACCCGAAACCCCTGCGGTAACGCCTGAGCCTGAGACGGTCTCAGAAACGCCCGTAGAGGCCCGTCCACGTGATGAACAAGGCAAGTTTGCACCCAAGGCCCAAGAGGTCACAGAAACGGCTCCAGCGCCCGTAGAACCCAAGCCCGAGCGTCGAGCGCCCTCAAGCTGGAAACCTGCGGCCCAAGAAGCGTTTTTGAAGGCAGACCGTGGCGAACCCCTTACCCCTGAAGAAGTGCGGATTTTGACCGCTGAAGCCGAGCGGAGGGAAAGCGACTTTCATAAGGGTGTTGAATCGTTTAAAACCCACGCCCAAAAAGCGCGGGAATTTGAACAAGCATTAGCCCCTTATCAGCAAACCATTCAGCAATTGGGCTTGAGTGGGCCAGAAGCTGCTGCACGGATGTTGCACGTTGAACAAACCTTGCGATATGCCGACCCTGCAACAAAAGCGCAAATGCTCCATAAGATCGCCCAAGATTACGGCATTGATTTGGGCATGGTTGGAAACGTACAGCCCCAAGACCCACAAACCCAGTATTTGATGCAGCAATTGAATGAGTTGCGTCAAACACAACAAATGTGGCAAAATAGTATTCAAGAGCAAGAAAGAGCAAAAGCCAATCACGAGTTGGCCCAGTTCGCTAGTTCTGACAAAACGCACTTCGAGGCAGTGCGTAACGATATGGCTGACTTGCTGGAATCCGGCAAAGCCCAATCGTTAGAACAAGCCTACGAAATGGCTATCTGGATGCGTCCTGATGTTAGGCAAACCCTAATCGAACAGCAACGGATTGAAGCGCAACGGAATTATGAGGAACAGCAACGCGCACAGAGGGCAAAAACTGCTGCTGTAAGTGTTAAAGGAAGTTCCCCGAGTTCTGGCGGGTCTCAGCCTGTAAGCGGTGATTTGCGATCAATTCTCGAATCCCAATTTGCTAGTTAACTTTTAAGGAACCTAAATCATGGCAAACTTCGCCAACATCAGTGATATTCTCACTACCACCATTGAATCCCGTTCGGGCGCACTGGCCGACAACTTGACCCGCAACAACGCATTGCTGATGAAAATGAAGCAACGCGGCAACGTCAAGCCTGTTTCCGGTGGCGCCGTTATCCGTCAAGAAATCGTTTATAACGATGCATCGACTCAAAACGCTGGTTCGTACTCTGGCTACGACACCATCGACATCACCCCCAACAGCCCCATTTCTTCGGCTCAGTTTGACCTGAAGCAGTACGCTGCTGCCGTGTCTATCTCTGGCTTTGAAATGCTGCAAAACAGCGGTAAAGAGCAGATCATCGACCTGCTGGAAGGCCGTATCCAAGTGGCCGAAGGTCAACTGGTGAACCAGATCAGCGCCGACCTGTACGGTGACGGTACTGGTAACGGCGGTAAAGCCCTTGTGGGTTTGGCTGCTGCTATCTCCAAGACCCCTACCACTGGCACTTACGGCGGTATCAACCGTGCGAACTGGGCTTTCTGGCGTAACGTGGCGTTTGACGCAACTACCGATGGTGGTGCAGCGGCTTCTGCCTCGAATATGCAGTCGTACATGAACCGCGTTGCCGTTCAACTGGTTCGCGGCACTGACCGTCCCGACATGATCGTGGCTGACAACAACTACTACCGTTTCTTCTTGGAATCGTTGCAAGCTATCCAGCGTGTGACCTCCGAAGATTCGGCTGCTGCTGGTTTCACCTCCATCAAATACATGGGCGCTGGCTTGAACTGCGACGTGTATCTGGACGGCGGTATCGGTGGTTCTATCCCCACCAACACCATGTACTTCATCAACTCGAAGTTCCTGTTCTTGCGTCCTCACAAGGATCGCAACTTCACGGCTATCGGTGGTGATCGTCAATCGGTGAACCAAGATGCTGTAATTAAACTTTATGGTTGGGCAGGTGCTCTGACCTCCAGCGGCCCTCAGTTCTCGGGCGTCCTCTCGGATTGATTGAAGGGGCTTCGGCCCTTTCTCTTGTCTCAACTTTTTAAGGAAAAATCATGGCAACTCCATTCTCACGTACCGCAGTAATTGGCTGCGACCTCGTTGGCATCACTACCGCTGCTCAATTGGCTGCGGGTCAAACCGCTGATGCTGCTCTGGGTACTCAAGTGTTCGGCTCTGACGGCAAATTGCACGTTTACGCTCAAGCTGGTGGCGCTATCCCCGCGTCTACCGCTGTGTGTAGCGTGAACGCATCGACCTTTGCGGCTACCGCAACTGGCGGCTCTTATTTGAGTCCCGCTACTGCAATGGCTGCTGGCGATCGAGGCTGGTTCGAGAAGGCTAGCGTCTAAGGTCTCTTAGCGTTAAAATGAAGGGGCATAAGGTTTGCGCTTTATGCCCCTTTCTTAATCAACCAAAGGAAACATTGTGAGCAATCCTCAACAACTGTCTCAAGAATCAAACTTGTTTGTCTCTTTTTATTCTGACGCAATCGAAATTAAGGCTGAAAGCGAAAAGCAAGGCCGTCCTGTTTACAAAGACGTGCCTTTTGTCCGCATCGTGGTTCCAGGCGATGTGAACAACATCATTGAACGAAAAGCCACTGACGCTGACAAAGAGAAATTCCCGAAAGCATGGGCACGTTTTCAAGCGTCCGAAGCCGAAGGCCACGAAGGAACGCCCTTGGAGCAATGGCCCCAAATGTCACGCTCGATGGTAAAAGAGTGCAAGTATTTTGAAATTCACACGGTTGAACAACTGGCAAACCTGAGTGATTTGAACGTGTCTCGCATGGGCATGGGCTACATGGACTTGCGAAACAAAGCCAAGGCTTATTTGGTGGCCGCTGCTGGCACTGCTGGCGAGACTGCCCAAGCTGCTGAGAATCAGCGATTGAAAGAGATGATTGCCGATTTGCAGCGTCAAATGAATGAAGTGTCTGAGAAAAAAGTCGGACGACCAAAGAAAGAGGAAGCTCAGGCATGACCGAGTTTCAGCCTATTTGGGATGCGACATTGCGGTCATTCCGTGAGTATTTTGCTGCAAACAAGGGTGAAAATACCATGTATGTGCCCCAAGAGGTGATGGACAATTACCTTAAGGGGATGCAAGAAAGTCAGCGCCAAGAGTCCAAAGTGGCAGAGGGTAAACACCTTTATTACGGGACTGGCGGCACTAAATACATTGAAGTGAAAACATAATGAACGCCCTTAAACTGGTTCAACAAGTCGTCGATGAGCTTGCATTGTTCAGGCCCACGACTCTGATCGGTACGCAAGACCCTCAGACACGTCAATTAATGGCTTTGTTGAACCGTTTGGGGGCTGACATTACCCGACAAGCCGAATGGCAACGGCTGAACCGTGAACACTTGATTGTCACCAAGGCTTTTACCTTGACGGGCACAACGACAATCGGCTCCAAGATCATCACGGGCCTACCTACGACCACGGCTTTATCCGACCAATTCACCATTTTGGGCGAGGGCATCCAGCCTTTCGCTCAGATCGTGAGTGTCGATAATTTGACACAGATCACGATGGACATGGAAGCAACGCAATCAGGCACAGTTCCTTTGCAGTTTGCTCAAAACAAATACGATATGCCCTCAGATTGGAACCGCCAAGTTCCTCAGACTGAGTGGAACCGCACACAACGCTGGCCGCTATTGGGGCCGAAAACATCTCAAGAATGGCAAACCTTCAAGGGCGGTATTGTCTCTGCTGGCCCACGCCAACGATTCCGCATCTTGGGCAACCAACTGACGTTAAACCCCTCACCCCCTGATGGTGAGACTATCGCTTTTGAATACATTTCAAGCGGTTGGGTTGAAGGCGCTGACGGGACTTATAAGACCGAAATCACGCAAGACACCGACACGTTCATCTTTTCGGATTCATTGCTGATTACCGGATTGAAAGCTCAATGGTTGGTTTCTAAGGGCTTGGACGCGACATTTTCTCTGGGCGAGTTCCGATGGTTGTTGGAGCAAGAGAAATCCACAAACAAGAGTTCGCCTAAGCTGTCGATTGGTGCGATTGCCGGGTCTGTATTGCTGACCGAAGAAAACGCCTTTGACGGCAACTTCCCGAGTCATTGATGCGCGATTACATCCGCAAATTGATGTTTAGATTAGGCATTGCGTGGATGTTGTATGCCGTCCTGATGCTGATTGTTAGTGTTGTGCTTTGAGGTAACAAAATGGATTTTTCGCAAATCGGAAACGGCCCAAACCGTAGGCAAATGGTTGACGCTCTACGCAACACAGCTCAAAGCGCAAGCAACATGGTTGCTGAGAACGTATCCGTTCCCATTGATGCTATTGCTTGGGCACTTCGTAAAGCTGGTGTGCCAGTGGATAAGCCCATGTTTGGCTCTGACTGGCTGAAAGAAAAAGGCGTTACCCCGCAAGTGGAGCAAGGCGCTTCCAAGGTGATTGGCGACACCATTGGTATGATTTCCCCGATGGGATTTACTAAGCAAGGGGCGCAAGCCTTGATTCAGGGCGCTGGCAAGCTGAAAAACCTGCCTGTTGGTATGAGCATTAAGGATGTTTCTGGCGCTGGCGGGCAAGCGGCGAATGTTGCCACTGATTACCGTATGAGGCATACGGCTCCAGGCCCTGAGTTTGGAGCGCCTTTGTTTGATTTAACTGGTGGCGGCGAGTTTTACCCATCAAATGTATATTCTGCAAACGCGGCTCAGCTTTACAGATCAGGAAACCCAAAAGCTGATATTGAGGCTTTTAAAGTAGCTCATCAAGTTAAAGGCAATCCAGATGCAGAGGTGGTTATGTATCGCGCCGTCCCCAAGGGAATTAAAGACATTAACCAAGGAGACTGGGTTACTTTAAGTAAGAATTATGCCGTCGATCATGGTGAACACGCTTTGAAAAATAATTATGACATTTTAGAAAAAAGGGTAAAAGCGCGTGATTTATGGACTAACGCTGATTCAATTCAAGAATTTGGCTATCACCCACAGGTTAAATAATGGCGAGCGCAAAACACACCTCGATGCCAGCCCCTGTGGGGGGTCTCAACGACAGAGATTCGTTTGTCGAGCAAAAGCCCAATGAATCGGTGTTGCTTGAAAACTGGTTCCCCTACACCTCATACGTTGGCATCCGTAAGGGTTCACAAGACCACGTAACGGGCCTTCCAGCCACGATTGAGACATTGGTGGAGTATGCTCCTGAGTCGGGTGGCTCCAAGCTGTTTGCGGCTGCTGGAACTGCGATTTATGACGTGACCAACTCCGGCCCTGTGGGTGCGGCTGTTGTTACTGGTATGACCAATGCTCGCTGGCAAGAAACCATGATTACGACTCCAGGCGGGTCTTTCTTGGTGATGGTGAACGGCGAGGATGCTCCACGGGTCTATAACGGCTCTACATGGTCTGCAATGTCTATCAACCATGCCGACCCGACAAGTCTGGTTCATGTTTGCTTGTTCAAGAACCGGCTGTATTTCGTCGAAAAGAACTCGGCTGAGATTCACTATTTGCCCGTTCAGTCTATCGGTGGAAACTCGGCGGCTTTTCCTTTGGGTTCGGTGTTCAAAAAGGGCGGATTTGTCAACGCTATCTACACTTGGACTTTGGATGCTGGTGAAGGCTCTGATGACCATTTGGTGATTATTTCGTCCAAGGGCGAGGTGGCGGTTTATCGTGGAACCGACCCCTCTAGTGCCTCAGATTGGGGCTTGGTTGGTGTTTTCTCGCTTGGTGTGCCTTTGGGCCGTCGATGCGGGATTAAGTACGCTGGCGACCTTTTGATTAACTGCGTTGAGGGTGTTCTGCCTTTGTCACGTGCTTTGCAATCGGTGACGGTGGATGCTCAAGTGGCAATCACTGACAAAATCCAAAACTCGGTGAGCGTAGCCGCTGATGCCTATTCTCAAAACTTCGGCTGGCAACTGTGCCTGTTTGAAGATTTGAACATGGTCATTCTGAACGTGCCTCAAGGCAACGGGGCCAACTATCAGTACGTTCAAAACACGATCACGGGTTCATGGGCCAAGTTCACCGGATGGGACGCAACTGTTTGGCTGCAATCTCTGAGGGGTTTGTATTTCGCCACGGGGACAACTGTTCGCCAAGCGTGGGTGGGGCACTTGGACAACGAAAGCAACATCGCGGCTGATGTGATTCTTTCGTTCCAGTATTTCGGTGACAAAGCGGCAAACAAGTATTTCACGATGGTGAAGCCTTATTTGTTCAGCAATGGAAATCCCTCAATCAAATACGGTCTGTGCCCTGACTTCAATCAATTGGAACCAGAGGGCGACTTTAACTATGAATTGCCAACGGGCATGGTTTGGGGCCAAATGGTTTGGGGTCAGCCCTCGATGATTTGGGGTGGTGATTTGCGACCTATCACGGGTGGCTGGCATACCGTTGGTGCGGTGGCGAACACTGCTGCTCTACGCCTGAAAATTCAAAACAACGGCTCTGATGTTCGGTTTATGAACGTGAGCTATGTTTACAACCACGGCAACGTATTGAACTACTGATGAAGTTTCCGATAGTCATTAAGGCTGATTATGTGATCTACCTTGAATGGTGGGATGGGGTTTATTGGTTCCACACTGATGTATTTCGGTGGAGTTCAAAGGTCAAAAGTGAGATGCTTTTGGATTTGAGAAAATTGGTCGATCTTGTTAGAATACCCTTACGCGCTTTTGTGGAGGCAGAAAACCTGAAACTCCAAAAGTTTGGCGATTGTCTGGGGTGGGTGGTTGAGTTTGAAACCACGACTAAAGACGGGTCGAAGGCTTTTGTATATAAATGGAGTTGAATCATGGGAAGTGTGGTGAAAAGTGTCGTTGCAGGTGACATCTTCAACAAAAACGGCGTAATCAATAACCTGCTCAAAGGCCCGCAAACCCCCGCAGCCCCAGACTACAGAGGCGCTGCCGAAGCGACTGCGGCTGGCAACTTGGCGGCGGCTAAATACGCCACTGTTGCAAACCGGGCCAATCAGTTCAATCCCTACGGCTCGTTGACGTGGGAAAAAGGCGCAACCGATTACGACCCTTGGACTCAACGGGTAAACTTCACCCCCCAAGGTCAACAGCTCTTTGACTTGCAGAATCAGCAAGACTTGGCCTATGCCCAAGCCGCATCTAAAGGTTTTGAGGCAACTCGCGGGATTTTTGAGAATCCCAACATTGATAAATCAACCCTTCCTGCTGCGCCAATCAATGCGGGAATGACGGCACAACAAGCGATGATGTCGCGTTTGCAGCCCACCTTGGAGCGAAATGAAGAAGCTCTACGCGCTCGACTTGCGAATCAAGGCATCGGTTTAGGCTCTACCGCTTACGGGCGGGAAATGAACTTGCAAGGCCAACAGGCAAACGATATGTATTTGCAGAGCGCCATGCAAGGTATTAACTTGGACGCTCAAGCCCGTGAACGTGCTTTGAACGAAGCCTATACAGCCCAATCTCGTCCATTGGACTTGATTAACTCTTTGCGGACTGGTTCACAGGTGAAAAATCCTCAGTTCAACAGTTATGCACAGCAAGCAACGACGCAAGGTGCGGATTTGATGGGTGCGGCACAACAACAATATGCAGCCAACTTGGATGTTGTAAACGCGCAAAACGCACAAAAAAACCAAATGATGCAAGGTTTGTTCAGTCTTGGCGGCGCGGCTATGATGAGTGATAAGCGACTGAAAACTAACATCAAGCCCGTTGGAAAGACTGACGGCGGTCTGACAATCTACACCTACAACTATGTTTGGGGTGGCCCTACTCAAATGGGTGTTATGGCTCAAGAGGTTGAACAGCAAGACCCAAGTGCGGTGGTTGAAATCGCTGGTTATAAAGCTGTTGATTACTCGAAGGTGAAGTAATGGAAAACTACCAAGACCCTTGGGCAGCAAAACAAGCAGAGGCGCAAGCCTCGTTGGAACGTGCCAAACAAATGCAACAGTACCGCCAGCCCCAAGCTCCGGGCATGGTGGGCCGTGTGTACGTCGGCACTCACCCCCTGCAACACATGGCAGAAATGCTCAGACTCTACAAGGGTGGGCAGAAAGAAAAAGAAGCGACCTCGGCTTTGGGCAATATCTCGGCTGAACGCAATAAGGCGATCAGTGAGGCATTGCGCGGATTCAGCACCAACATGGCTGGCTCACCTGAACAGCGCACTCAAGTGCCATCACAAATGTTTGTGGCAGACGACGCAGGGGGTGGAGAAATGACTATGGGCACGAATACCCAAGTCACTCCGGCTGTGGCTCCAAACCCAATGGCTGCGTATCAGGCGCTAATGGCATCCCCCGATGCGGCGATGCGAACCGCTGGCATGACTGGCATGGCTCGTATTCCTGAGATGGAAGCGCGACAACAAGAATTGCAAGAAACCCGTCAAGCTCGCATTGATGCCGCCGCCCAAGCGCATCAAGACAGAATGGCCGTGCTAGAGGCCAACAACGCAAGCGCCGCTGCGCGTCAAAAAGAACAGCAAGACTTTTTGCGGGAAATGAAAAGAATGGGTGGCGGCGGCGCATCTAGCCAGCCGTATTTCCAGCCTGTTCAAACTGGTCAAGGCGTTATGGCCTTCAACGCTCGAACGGGGCGTGTTGAGCCTGTGATGGGGGCTGATGGAAAGCCAATTGTGGGCGCGGCTGCTGACCCTACTCTGCAAGGGCAATTGGCTGGTGCAAAAACTGCTGGAACACGACAAGCTGAAAGCATTGCCGATGCTCGCGGCGACTCGCGCAAAGCAGATATGTTCCTGCAACAATTGACGCAAGCAGAAAACATTTTGAAGCAAGGCCCAACTGCTAGCGGCGTGGGAGCGGCGGTGGATGCGGCAGGCCGATTGGTTGGCGCAAGCACACCGGGCGCTCAACGTGCCGGACAGCTTGAATCTTTGTCTGGCTGGTTGGTGGCAAACGTGCCTCGCATGGAAGGCCCACAATCGAACTTTGACGTTCAAAACTACATGACAATGGCGGGCAAGATTGGCGATCGGACGGTTCCAGTTCCAGAGCGCATGGCGGCATTGCAAGAGGTTCGACGACTGCAAGAAAAATACAAGGCTTCTGCTGATTCGCGCATGGGCGGTCAAACTCCAAGCGCAACGCCACAAAACGCGCCACAAACACGGCCTAGCGGTGCGCCTCAAGTCGGAACGGTTGAAAATGGTTATGTGTTCTTAGGCGGCGATCCATCTAAGCCTACTTCATGGAGGAAGCAATAATGGCCGCACCTTGGGAACAATATCAACAAGCACCCCAAGATGGCCCTTGGTCTCAGTATCAGGGCCAAGCGCCACAGCCTGAACAAACCCCAAGCTACGGCTTAAAAGAGGCTGCACGCGACTTTATGACCATTCCGAGGGGAATCTATCGGGGTGTTCAAGATGTGACTGATACGCTCGTTAAAGGCGGCGCAAGCCTAGCCGATATGGTGACGGGGGGAGATGCGCGCCAAAGCGTAGATCAATCTATCGCGGCCAATGAACAAGCGTTTCAAGACCAATATGGCGGCTCTGGCATCGCTAGCGCGTCCCGTGTTGGCGGCAACATTGCGGCCACACTCCCGGCGGGCGGTGTGCTTGCCAAGGGTGTAAGCATGATTCCGGGTGCAACCACTAAAGCAGCTCCATTGATTGAAGCATTGCGAACGAGTGGTATGCGAACAGGCCAAGCCGCTGTTCCTACATTAAGCAAAGCTGGCGCTCAACAAATGGGGATTCGTGCCACTGGCGGCGCTGCTACTGGTGGTGTAAGTGCTGGCCTTGTTAATCCTGATGATGCTGGAATGGGCGCTGGTATTGGCGCTGCTATGCCCGGTGTTGTTAAAGTGGCTGGCGAAGCTGGAATGGCTTTGGGCAATCGTGCGGCCAAGCAATACGCCGATGAATTGGCCCGTTTTAACCGTGGCGCTCCAATGCGCGAGACGCTGAAACAATCGATTGATGCGGGTTATGTGGTTCCACCTAACATGGTGAACCCATCTCTCAAGAATCAGGTCATTGAATCGTTTTCTGGCAAACAAGCAACGGGGCAGCTTGCATCGGTCAAAAACCAAGAAGTTACTGAAAAGCTGGTGCGTCAATCGCTTGGCATTGCCGAAGATGCGCCATTGACCAAAACGGCTTTGGAGCAAATCCGCAAGACTGAGGGCGGCGCATACAAAGACGTTTCCAAATTGTCGCCTCAAGCTGAGATTGACTTGGAAGCCTTGAAGCAAGCTCGAAACGAAGCCCAAGCATGGTTCAATGCCTACAACCGTTCAGCAAGACCAGACGATTTGGCAAAGGCCAAGAATTTCCGCGACACCGCCGAAGTGTTGGAATTGAACTTGGAAAGCCATGCCAAAGCCGCTGGCAAAGAAGATTTGATTCCTAAACTGCGCGATGCCAGAAAACAAATCGCCAAAACGTACACGGTTGAACGCGCCTTGAATGACGCAACAGGAACCGTAAACGCAAGGGTGCTTGGCCGCATTTACGACAAAGGACAGCCATTGTCAGACGGCTTGGACACTGTAGGGCGCTTTGCAAGCGGTTTCCCATCGGTCAACCAAGCATCGCAACAAATGGGCAGTCCAGGCGCTCATAATCTGCGAGCCATGTTAAGCGGTGGCGCTGGTGTTTTGGGCGCTACTTCAATGGGGCCAGCGGGATTGGCTGCTGCCGCATTGCCTTACGCCGCTGGTGCTGGTTCGCGTAGCTTGATGTTCCGACCCGGCGCACAAAGAGCCTTGGCAAACGCTCAAGCGCCTACGGTTCAAAACGCTCAATTGGCCGCTTTGCTGCGTGACCCACAAGCGCAACAGTTCTTGGCTAGAAGCGCACCTGTGGGCCTTACCGCCGACTGATTAGGTAGCCGTACAGAAAAGCAAGTACGGCTACCACAACCAGTTTCCAAAGCATGAACTCAATGTAGGTCATTTGGCTTTTAAGTTTGTTGACGTTCTTTTTTCTTAAACCCAACAAAAACCCAAACCATCACGTAAAACAAAGCCCAAAAAATGGCGTTTCCAGCAATAACGCCACCTGTCATTTGGGCTATGTCAGACCACTTGGCATCCCAGTATTTGCCTTCAATAACTGATTCTTCTAGCTCGGTCATTTTGAATGAATCAGCCATTTTTTGGGTGTATTCCATAACTTCTGTGCTGTAAGGCGTGTTGCCCCACCAGTAATCGTTTTTTTCGTTGGTTTTAAATGGCACAAGCATCACTTCTTTGCCATTTTCTCCTTTGAAAGCGTGCGCCGCAAAGCAAAGGTTTACAAAAACGCTGCGATCATTACTAGTGGTATATGTCAAGAATTTTTGAGCATCTTCTTTTTTGCAATCCCCAACCAAGTTGAGTCGGTCATTTATGTCTGTTGAATAGATTTTGTAGCTTGCTGATGTTGTAGTCTCGCTTGAGATCGAAGCCGCCATAAAAATCAAAGACAAAATGCAAGAAACTGCAAAGCAAAAGCGCCAAATGATGTTGTAAATTGTGGTCATACTATCTCCTGTTGTTGAAGCCTCTACTATACAACATATTTTTGCAGTGGTGAAGATTTATTTTCTGTTGTTCAAATAAAACACCGCGCACCAAAAAGCTACGATCAGTGCGACTTGCAAACTATCTGCATCCATACATAACCCAAAAAAACTAAGGGTTATATCGTTTCATAAAGATAGGGTGGGAGCAAGTCAGCCAAAAGTATTAAAACCGAGCAAACTCTCCGTGAAGTTCTAAGGCTGCTTTTTTGTATGCTTCGTGGGCTTCTTCGGCTGTCTTGAAGCTGCCAAGGTGAATACGCTTAGTCAGCACTCGTATGCTGCTAATCCAGACATTGCCCGGCTTGTGGAAACGAGCGCCTTTTAAACCGCATCCATTAGATTTTGCAGCGGTGTTGTACTGGTTTGTATACTTATTCGCGGCCCTCAAGTTTTCAATTCTATTGTCGCCAACAACCTGATTGATGTGGTCAACCATTGGTGGCAAATACCCGTGATGCATCAAAAAAATGATGCGATGCTCCATGTATTTTTTGTTGTCAATATAGACTTGGCGATAAAAGTTTCTTGGATTTACACACCCGGCTCTCATGCCAATCTTGCATCGTTTGCGGTTAATTTTCCATATAAGTTTGCCGTCAACCAAGTTGAAAAACTCGTGGGCGCGGGTGTAAAGCTCTTGCTCTGTCATGATGAATCTTTCATGTCGAGAATCCTGAAGTGTGTGGCAGGCGGGGATTCAATCCGCTTTTTGGCCGCTAAACCTAGCCACGGCGTGATTGTATCACAATTCAATAGGGTGTAAAATGGGCTAAATTTTTTAGGAGTTGAACTATGCCCCGCAATGGTTCTGGACAATTTTCGCCGACTAACAGCTCTTGGTCGCCCGGAGTCAACGGGATATTGGCAACGGCATCTGACTGGAACGCGCTACTCGCAGATATTTCAGCCGCTCTCACACAATCGGTCTCCCGTGACGGGCAGTCGCCGATGCTTGGAAATTTGAACTTAGCAAACAACAAAATCACGAACCTAGCTCCCGGCACTGGAACTGGTGAAGCTCTGGCCTTCCAACAGTTGTTCAGCCAAGGAACAATGGCCGACATTGCCTCAACTGCAACAATGGACATCGGCGTCCAAAACACCTCGTTCCTTCGGGTGACTGGCACGACCACGATCACAAGTTTTGGCACTTCATATCGTGGGCCACGATTCCTCACGTTTGCCGGGGCTGTGACGCTGACCAACTCCTCCACGTTGGTTCTACCCGGTGGTGCAAACATCACGACTGCGGCGGGTGATTCGCTGATTGTGATTCCTGGCGCTACTTTGGGAACTGCTGATAAGTGGGTGGTAATGGCGTATCAAAAGAACGCTGTGCCGGGCACTGTGGACATTCCCGATGGTTCTATCACAGCGGCAAAACTTGCTGATACTGCGGCGGTTAAGTTGACGCTTGACCAAACAATCGCAGGGGTCAAGACCTTTTCAAGCTCTCCGGTGGTTCCTAATGCCACTACACCGACTCAAGCGGTGAACAAAGGGCAGTTAGATGCTGCTGTCCAATCTGTGATTGCCCGGGCAACCTCTGTAGCCGCCTCTGGTACTTCGGTTGACTTCACTAGCATCCCATCGTGGGTAAAACGAATCACTGTGATGTTCGCCATTGTGTCTACAAGCGGTACATCGCTCCCCGTTGTGCGCCTTGGGTCAAGCAGCGGTTACGCAACAACAGGGTACGTAAGTGCTGTTGGATGGGGGGGAGCGCTAGGTCAATCTTCAATAGAAACGTCAGGTTTTGTTCTGATGCCTTCGGCAACCCAAACAGCCGCTAACTTTTTTTCTGGCTCTATGGTTATTACCAACTTGGCAAGTGGCACTTGGGTTCAGCAATGCGGGTTTTACGCAAACTCAAGCGCCGTTCAATGTAACGGCGGCGGCGGTGTCAACATCGGCGCTGTTTTAGATCGTATCCGCATCACCACAGTCAACGGCACAGACACCTTTGATCTTGGTTCTATCAATATTTTAATGGAAGGTTGACAATGCACCGCACAGTTGTAAACGTCCAAACGGGTGAGGTTACTGAGGTTGAACTGACCCCAGAAGAAATCGAGCAAGCCAAACAGCAATACGATGCTTGGTTGGCTGAACAACCTAAAGAGGATGAGCAATGATTGCACGACCTGCTCTCTTGGACTTAGGTGGTCGGCTCTTGGATAAGTTCATCCCTGATCCTGCTGCCAAAGCCAAAGCACAGTTGGACTTAGCTCAGATGGCTCAGAATGGTGAATTAGCTGCAATGGCTAACGACACTAAGCTGTTCGAGACAGACCAAAACAACATCACTGAGCGATGGAAAGCGGACATGGCCTCGGACTCTTGGCTATCCAAGAATATCCGTCCTTTGTCTCTGGTTGCGATTTTCGGCGCTTACGTGGTCTTTGCCACCATGTCGGCGTTTAACATGAACGTCAATGCTGATTACGTGGAACTACTGGGGCAATGGGGCATCATTATTTTTGGTGCTTACTTCACATCCCGAGGCGCTGAAAAAATCATGGACATGAAGGCGAAAAAATGAAGCTCTCTGCCAATTTCAACCTTGCCGAACTGATTAAAACCAACGTCAGGCAGTTTGACAATATGCCGAACATGACGGCCATTGATAACCTGCAATTGTTGGTTGATAACGTGCTTCAACCCGTGCGCGACCATTTTGGGCCTGTGGTGGTTACTAGCGGCTATCGTTCGCCCGAGGTCAATAAAGCGATTGGAGGCTCTGCAACCTCAGACCATACCCGAGGTATGGCCGCCGACTTTGAGGTTTTAGGCGTACCCAATAAGGTCGTTGCTGAGTGGGTGCGTGATAATTGCAAGTTTCGCCAACTCATTTTGGAATTTCCCGGCGCAAACCCTAACGATGGGTGGGTTCACGCCAGTTTCAATAAGGACGATTTGAAGGGCCAAGTTTTGACGGCCAAGAAAGTCAACGGCAAAACCCAATACCTACCCGGTCTGGTGTAAGATTCAGTTGTTAGTGTTCATTTTGTCTCCGAGGCAGCAATGCCTTTTAAACCCCGGCCTAAAAAACCGGGGCTTTTTTATCTTGCTCGGATAGCGTCGGCGTAATCTTTAGACAGCCATCCCCATGCGTCATGTCCCCTTCCGTCTGAGTGTTTTGCTTCACACACCTTCGCACACGCCTCCCGTTCGTCTGCGCGGACAAGGGCTTCAAAGCGTTTGAGCTTTTCAATGTCCCAATACATCAGCGTGTCTGCGCCAGCCTCTTTCGCCAGTTCGATTGCGTCTCTCATGCTTCACCTCAATTCGTATGGTTTTGTTTATCAACAAGCTGACTCGTTAGCATCGGTTTGGGGCCGCTGTAAGCCGTTCTAACGCCACTATTCAGACTTGGCAACCCGTAGGCATCCATCGAACCGGGACGGCCTGTAAACGGCTTTAATTCGGCTCCATCGTATCGACCTGATGGACTGGTCTTTGGGGTGTTGATTCGCTCAGATTCCCAAAGGTTGTAGCGGCCAAGGTTATGACGAACCTTTTTCAGGTCGGCCAGTTCCTTGAGGTAAACCCGCATATTTGGCAACTCAATGTCCAGGTTAAGACAGAGGCGGTGAACCGTGAGGTTCGGGGATGATGCAAGTTCAGCGATGATTCGGTTATGTGCGGTGTTCATTAAAAAGCTCCAGTTGAGTTACCCATTTATCCCAGTTCAAAAACAGTCGAATGTCACTACCTCGAAAGCCCATTTTTTGACGGGCCACTAAAAGGTGGTGTTCGATATTCTTTGCGCTGGTGTTCGTGGCGTTGACGGTTCGTTTGTTGTTTCCGTGGGTGCAATACATTCTCAGGACATAGCATTGAAATTCTGTAAGCCCCCACGGATTCTTTTTAGACCTTGTGAAGTCGATTGGCTCTGGGTTCATCTTGCTTGAAAATTGGCGCCCATTTCGTTCTAGGTTCGGCGGCGTGGGTCATGTAGAAGTGAATCAGGTGGTTGAAAATCTGCACGTAGGTCATCTCCACCCCCGTCTGCTGTTGGATGAAGTCTTTGATTTTGTCGATTCCTTGGTCAACGGGGACGGTGACTCGTTTGTGGCCTTGTGGGATGTTCATGCGACCACCTGGACAACAAAAATGCAGAAAAGGACAATGCTCAGAGCTGCAAACATCTCACCCCACCATCTCAACAGTGAAGGTTCTTTTGGTAGCTCTACGGGGCTTTCGTAGCCAAAAGCGGCATCCATTGTGCGCGGATAGCGGTAGGTCAAAGGGTCATGGCGTTTGGGGGTCATGGTTGGCCTTTCTCGTCAGCCCGCACCTCAATGCACACGCCGCCGCATTTGGGGCAGTAGGCTTGATCGTTGTCCTTTGGGCCGCCTTCGGTAAATGTCCAAACCGCGCCGCAAGCGCCCTGCCAAGTTTCGGGCGTGTGTTCGTTGTCCATCTGTATCCAGTGGCATTGGTGGGCGGCTGGCTGTGCTGCGGTGAAAACGGGGGTCGCACCCTCGAATGGCTTTTCCGTGTGGGCTTGCAACCCAAACCCAAGCCAGTAGTCGAGCTCCCGCGCTGGCGCTGTCTGTGCTGCTTTCAGGCGGTCAATTTCATCGAGCATGTCTTTGTGCAGCTTGCACAGCATGGCGCGGTACGGCGCATCCGGTAGGCACTGTTCGGACAGTGTGCAGCGGGCGATAAGGGAGGGCTTGGTCATGCTGCACCGCCTTTCGTAAACCGGAAATCGGTGAAGGTGAGCTTGTTGCCTGTGTCGTCCACCATTTGAAAGTCTCTCCCTCCACCGTATGTCGGCTGTGTTTGCAGTATCCACCCGCGTGCGAAAGCCTCGCGAGCAAATCGCGGCCATTGACGAGGTGATTTAAGCGGATGTCCTTTGCTTGCTGCTCGGCGGCCAAGGGCATCAAAATATGTGCGGCTCATGCTGCACCGCCTTTCTCTGGTGCGGCTGCGGTGATGCCGTGGGCGGCTTCGGCTGCTCGAAAGCCAGTGATGAAGTCGACCCGTGCTTGCACGTTTGCTCTGTCGTAACCCTCCTCAGACAAAATCTCTTTGACGCGCTCGCGGGTCAGCGGCACGGCTGGCTGTGCTGCGGGTGGGGTGGTGGCGGGCACCAGCGGAATCCAAGCGCCCGATTCTTTCCGCACTTTCTCAATTACGCCGTTGTGCAGCGGGCCTTCATACCCGCCATCTTCGCCAACGGGCCGATACCAAAACAAAGGCTCCTGCACAGGTGCTGACTGCGACTTGCACTTAGCACAATCGTGGTTCACACATCCAATGGTGTCGTTAATCTCGTTCATTTCAAACCCTTGCAAAACTGTTTAAATTCATTCTTTCGGTCACGTCCGGCATTACCGCCAAACCACCATGCAGAGCAAGCACTAAGGTCAGGCTCTACTTGCCTACCTTTGGCGAATCCTCTGGCATACCCTTGAGCGTCACCAATTTTTGCGCCTTGGTCAAAAGACCACTGCATCAAGAAATGCGCTATCAGGCCCGACAAGGCCAACAAAAACGCGGTTCTCATACACCGCCCGGCAACCAGCCAAAGTAGGCCATAACAGCGATTGCAATCGAAGCCAGTACACAGACCACAATCACCATCAAGTCGGCTTTGCGGTCATCACTGTTGTAGGTTGCCATTGGTTTGTGTTTCATGTTTTCTCCTGTTGTTGAAGCCTCTACTATACAATAAAACTTTGCATGATGGATAAGTATTTACCCTCATGTAGAAACAGCCCCGAAGGGCTGTTGTATTTAGGTCAAAACGGGCATCCGTTTGGGTCGTCAAACGGGTCAAAGGCTTGCTTGGCCGCTGGCGCTTGACGTGGTGCAGGGGCTTGCTGTCGGGCTTGTTTTGGCTTGCCGGACAAGCTCATAAACTTTTCTGCGGGGTTGCTTGGCTTGGGTTTAATCCAGCCGCTGATCTCATACATCACGCCGTCAAGCATGATGTCGCCCCGATAGTCGGGCCGTGAGGGGTTGTCGCCTTTGTCTGATTTAAACAAGGCTCCACTGCCTTCTTTGGGTTGATAGCTCATATTGCTTCTCCATTAGTCTTAAAACGTGTGTGTGCTAGTGCTTTTTCCATCGGCCAATTTCTCAGACGATATTTGAGTGTTGATTTGTTGATGCCAATACTTCGCGCCCAATCTATAAGGTTTTTAGTTGTTCCGTTAAAAGTGATCAAAACGGCGTTTGACCTGTTTTTCATCTGTTCACTACGGCTAACCCATCGGCAATTCTCTGGGCAGTAGTCTTTGTTGCTGTCGATTCGATCAATGGTTTGGCCTTCCAATGGCATCCCCATGTCCGCCAAATACGATGGGAAATCGTGCCACCTATCGCAAACCTTTATGCCTTTGCCGCCATAGTATTTGTATTGCTTTTGGTTTGGGTCTTGGCATCGTTGCATCATGCCCCTCCATTGGCTATACAAGGGGTGCTTCATCATCCCGTGTTTGTATAAATGCGCCCCGTTGGTGGGTTTTTTACTTGGCTGAAAGTCGCCGCAAAGGTTTGCGTTTTCCATCGTTCTAATCCTTGAACAATCCCTTGAAGTGTGTGGCAAGCCGGGGATTAGACGGCGGTTCGGATGCCTCCTAGCCACAACACATTATACCTCACTCACTTTTCACAAAAACGCCTTCGGCATTGAGAAAACCGCGTCTGTGTTCGATTTTCTTGTAAGCCTTGTAGAACGCTTGACGTAAATCAATATCCAACAAAGTGCAAGTGTTCACCAAGCAAACAACAACGTCACCCGCCTCTAGTTCGGCCTCGGTTTTGTCGCCAGCTTCGATTGCTTCAATGAGTTCTTGGATTTCAGACAATGCTTTTTTGGCCTGCCCCAAAGCCGTGCCGTGTTTGTAGATTCCTCGGTCTGTCGCCCACTGCATGACCGAAAATTCCGTCTGGGCAAACGATTGGGTTTTTAGACCCGCTTTTGTTTCGCTCATTCTTAACCTTTCTTGATTGCTGATCGAACATGGGATGGTAGCAAGCCCCAGACAAAAATTTTCTGGTCTGCCTCTAGGTTTTCGCCTTTTAACGCTTCCACGGCAATGTCGGTAGCGCCCGAATCCACCATGTCGGTCAAACGGCTTGCGAGTTCACGCAAATAAACCTGTTCTTCGGCTGTTACGTTTTCCTCTGGGTTGCCAATGGGACGGTGAACCATCTTGGGTGCTGGTGCGACTTCGTGGGTCTGGTAGTCGGCATCCTCACGCGATTCTGTCGGGATGCTGAACGCCTGAAAGCAAGCGTATTTATAGGCCGCTGACATGGCTTTGTTGGTTGCCTTATCGCCGCTATCCATTGCTTCGCCAAACGTCTTTACGGTGTGTTTTGTGCCGTCCTGAGAGGATACAAAATCAAACTCGACCTCGACTGTGATGTAGAACAAAGCGCCGCCCTTTTGACTTACGCGCTCTGCACACTCACGGGCCAACACTCGGGGCAAGATGCAAAGGCCATGCTTGGACAGCAAAGGGGCGATTGTGTTGTAAACATCATCAATGCCGCGAAAGTTGTAACCCGCGCCCTGTGAGTTGCGCTTGTCTTTAACGATACCAAGCGTTGAAAGCTCGGACTGGACTCGGTTGATTGCTTTGTAAACTTCCATTTTTTCTCCTTAGTAGCCCCGAAAGGCCGTGTATAAAGCCCGCTTTAGGGCGTTGATGATGCTCATACCGCTTCGGCGGTAGAACTTGAAAAGGCGCAGGACTACGAGCATTATTCGGACTCCTTCAAAAGACCGCGCCAATAAAACTCTGTTTGATTCGCCCACAGGTATCCGGCTTTTACTATTGCTTGTTTTGGCGTTTCTGAGAATCCGCCCCAACGCTTCCCGTCCCAATACTTAAACATATCGTGGCGAGCTTCGTAAACTCCAACTCGCACCGGGTTTTGTTTTCCAGCTTTGAACCAAGGTGTTTTCATGCTTCCCCCATCAATTTAGTGACTTCAGCCTCGCGCACAGTCACGGTGTAAGCCGCATCAAGGTAAGCGTGTTTCAGCTTCTCAATAGCCGCCATCTTTCTTTCGGTTGAGTTGGCCCCGAGAATGATCCCAAGAGCCTCCAAGCCCTCAAAACTGTCGGCGATGAAGTCAGTAAAGGCATCCGACAAAATCTTTTTATCGGTCAAGACATTGACCAACGCCTGAATCTCTGCGCTTGTCTCATCCATCGGCGTGTGATCTTCAAAGCGGTCACGATCTTCCTGTGCGTCAAAAGTCATTTTTTCTCTCCGGTTTCTGGGTAAACGCAACGGTGGATTTCAACCGAATTTGAGTAGCGCGGACGGATGCTCAAGCACTCAGAATACAAAACACCATCACGCTTTATTACATCAACACCTCGCACCTCAAGGCTCATGTCCTCGTTAATCCTGACCTCATACACCACACGACCATCCTCGTTTACAAAACTGATTGATCGGCCTTTGACCTCCTTAACGTCCGCTGTTATAACGTGTCCTGTTTGCATTTTCATCATCTGTATCTCCTGTTGTTGAGCCTCAATTCTACAACAGAATTTTGCAAGCGTGGCAACATTTACAACAAAAAATATTTTTACAACACTGCAAGAGTCTTTGTTATACTACGCGCATGAAAAAAACCGACCAATACTATTCTTCCCTTCTTGCCTACGCCCGTGCGACCTGCGGCTCATACCGTGTCGTCGCTGAAAAGCTAGGCGCATCCTCTGGCCCACAAGTCGAAGCGTGGACGAGGAACGGGGTTGCCTATAAGTGGCGTCCGATTCTTGATGATAAGTTTGGGCTTGCTTTTCGTAAGTTGAGCAAGTAAAATCGTTCCTAGACGGTTTAGATGTTGCACGGACAAGGTGCAGATACATCTAAGCCGTCAATGGCTGACCCTTGAAAGTTTGGTACTTGTCCTACCAGCTTTCAGGGGTTTTCTTTTTGGAGTTTAGAAATGGACAAGTACCAGCGATATGAGGCCGAAAAAAACACTTGGCTTCACCTGCACCCAGACGCAACCCAAGAGCAGATCAACACGGCCTTGAGAGCCATTGCTGAACGCTTGGGGGTGTGATGCACTACTACAAACGAAACCTTGGCGACTATGCCAAAAAGTGTGGACGATTGACCATGCTTCAGCACGGTGCGTACACGCTCTTGATCGACTCGTGCTATGACCGTGAGAAATTTCCAACGCTTGATGAAGCGATTGAATGGACATGGGCCAGCACTGAGGCCGAAGTTGAGGCGGTCAAATTTGTTCTCAGTCGGTTCTTTAAGTTGGCCGATGATGGTCAATACGTTCAAGATCGCATACTCCAAGAGCTGTTGGAGTACCACGAAAAAGCCGACACAAACAAACGAATCGCTATTGAACGTGAAACGAAGCGTAAGCTGAAAGACACGAACCGTTCACCAGACGTGAACGAACCGCCACCTAACCATAAACCACTAACCATAAACCAAGAACCAGTTATTGATGCCGCACCTAAAGGTTCGGCCAAAGCAAAGCGTTTATCAGGTGATTGGGTGTTGCCAAAGGAATGGGGTGTATGGACTTTGGAAAACATGAAATGGGACACAGCCACCGTTCGTTTTGAGGCAGACAAGTTCAAAGACTTTTGGATAAGCAAGGCGGGGAGAGATGCCGCCAAAACCGATTGGTATGCGACTTGGAGAAATTGGTGCAGGAACTCAAAGACCGAAGCTAAGCCGACAGTTTCTAGCTTTGCAGGGGGAATATGATGCGCGGCCATGACGAACTGATCGCGATGAGAATCCGCGGCGACCATCCCCAAGCGGTCAACATCTGCGACTTTCCCGTCAAGCTGGATTGGGCTGAGTTTGGCAGTTGCCCGACAGTGTGCGTGAATGACGATTTTGTGATTGACCTTGACCTGCGTTTTGTGTTCGGCATGATTGTCCACATTGACGGCCACGATGAAGACCGAGCCGATGCCCTGATGCAGAAATGTATCGAAGCCGAGGCGCGGATTGTGAGCCGTAGTTGCTACCCCAAGCGGGGCACTTACCAAGGCCGTGTGCCTTTAACCCATAAATTCTTTGCCAAGCCATGACCACCATTTTTTCAAACGATGACGTTGATTTTCGTCAATACCTGCGCGACACCGATGCAAAGGCGAACGTCAAGAACGCCGCCGACTACACCCAAATCCTGAAGGCCCGACTGCGCCAAAAGCAGAGAGAGAAAAAGGTTTACCTGCCTTGGCCGAAAACTCGCGATAACTTTGATTTTCGCAAAGGTGAGGTCACGGTATGGGCTGGACAAAACGGCCACGGTAAAAGCCTTGTAACCAGCATGATTGCGCTGTCTTTGTTGGGCCAAGACGAAAAGGCTTGCATTGCCAGCTTTGAGATGAAGCCCCACCTGACCGTGCAACGCATGGCACGGATGTATAACGGCCTAAATCCGTTTTGCCCATCGTTCCAAAATGATGAGGGTGTCCAGGCTATCGACAAACTTTATGACGACTTTGGCGGCTTTGTGGATAACCGCCTGTTCATTTACGACCAACAAGGCACGGCTGATCGCGAACTCGTTTTAGGCATGGTTCGTTACTGCGCCAAAGAGCTAAACATAGGCCATGTGTTCATTGATAACCTTGCCAAGGTTGTAAGCGGTGAGGATGACTACAACGGCCAAAAGGCGTTTGTGGATGAACTCACGGCCATTGCTCGCGATATGAACATCCATATCCACCTTATTCACCACCTGAAAAAGCCAAGCAAAGAAACCGAGCTGCCCGACAAAAACGACCTTAAGGGTTCGGGTGCGATTGCCGACCAAGTGGATAACATCATTTTGGTTTTTCGCAACAAGGCCAAAGAGATCGCCCTGAAAACCGACCCCTCCAAGGTGAACATGGACGACCCCGACCAAGTGTTATTTGTGCGAAAACAACGAAATTACGAAGGCGGGTTTGATGGTGAACCGATGATTAAGCTGTGGTTTGACACTGACAGCCACCAATATCTTGAGAGCCGTGGCGCGTCAATGATGCACTTCATCCGTTACCCGCACGTTGATTATTGACGGGGCGACTTATGCCCGGTGAATACGAAAAGCAACTAAACCAGCTTTTAAAACTCTGCCAACACGAAGGTTGGAAGGTTTACGCCTACGCTCGGGCAAAAGAGCTAGAGGCGCATCCAAGTGGTCTTTATGCGGGCTTGGTGGGTGAGTTAGTGGCTAGGATGCAACAGAAAAAGATTGACGATACAAAATAAATTTGTATATAATCGAGGCATCAACAACAGGAGATTTTATGAACGACGAATTGCAATCCAAACTGGCCGAAGTTCTTGGCGGCATTGCCGATGGGGTTAGTCAAGCCAAAGACTTTGCCGTGGAGCAACTGCCCGATGTGGCACAGCAATACATCATGTTTGGCATGGTGTGGGAGACGGCGGCGCTGGTTGTCTCTGTCATTGTTTTTGCTCTGTCTGTGTGGCTCACGGTTTGGGCAGTTAAAAAGATGATGGATGATAGCACTAGCTATCAACAAGAATACGCCGCCATTGTTGGTGGGGTCATGGGTGGTTTTGGGGTTTTTGTCTTTGGCATTACCTCAATTGCACAGCTTCACCCCTTTTTGTTGGTTTGGTTTGCTCCCAAACTTTACTTGTTGCAAGGAATCGCGGGGTTGCTGAAATGAAAACCCCCACATGGCCCTTTCCAGTCACTTACCCTGCAACCAAGCCAACACCTTGGACAGCAAAACAAGTGAAGGAATACAACCAATCCCAGTTGGCAAAGATGCCAGCGGCTCCTTTTTGAGGTGAGACATGAACCAAATTACAAAAGATGAAGCATTGAAGCTGGCGCTAGAGGCGTTGGAAGGCGTGGTTAAAAACTGCTGGCGAGATATACCGAGTTGGCGTTTAGATGAAATCAAAGAGCAGATCGCCGCCATCAAGCAAGCCCTTGAAGCGCCCGTGCAAGTCAGCATTGAAATGGCTCCAGACCCGGCGGCAACCCTGCACCCAGAGCTTTACAAGGCCACATGGGAAGCAATGCACGGGCCAGCACCTGTGCAGGAACGCACAGTGTTTAAGCACTACCCTGAATACACAGATTTTTCACCGATCTTTGGCGGCATCACGAAAGGCCAACCATGAACCAAATTGCAACAGTCGAGCGATTACTCAAGCGCAAAAAAGGCGTAACAGCTTTTGAAATAATCATGGAGGCTCGGACAGTCTGCCCACATAAGCGGATGAGCGAACTGAAAGACAGGGGATGGACGATCACGAAAACGAAGGTGTTTGGGAAGTCGTATCACAGGTATTTTGGGCAAGCGCCGAAGGGGATGAAATGACTAAAGATGAAGTTTTGAGCATGGCAAAAGAAACATTGATGCGCGACAAAATTGGATTTTGGGCCGCCGATGTTGACCAATTGCAAAAATTTGCCGCTTTGGTAGCCGAAAAGGAACGAGAGGCGTGTGCAAAGGTGTGCGAGCAAAAAGACGAAGAATCTGATGAAGGGCCAGATCAGTGGGATTGGCACTCAAAAGATTACGCCGCCGCCATTCGAGCAAGAGGAAACAAGTGAAAACCTTTTTCCTAGTCCACCACCAAGCCCGTTTAAACGCTCTGGAAGCCGTTAAAAACGCACCGGATGGGTGGATGGTGCAGGTTAAGGAAAAAACCCGTTCAATCGAGCAAAACGCACTTTTGTGGTCAAGGCTTGAAGAAGTATCAAAGCAAGTGGATTGGTACGGCGAAAAGCTAACCTCTGAGGATTGGAAGCACGTATTCAGTGCAAGCCTGAAAAAACAAAAGGCGGTTCGTGGGATTGATGGTGGGTTTGTGGTCTTAGGTCAATCGACCAGCAAGATGACCAAGGCAGAAATGGCCGATTTGCTTACCTTGATGGAGGCTTTTGCGGCTGAACGTGGCGTGAATTTTAAGGATGAAAGATGAACACGATTGATGTGATGAAGCAAACCCTCGCATACCTAGAAAACGGGCATTTCACCTATGAGACAAAGATCGCCGATGATTTGAGGGCGGCTATCCAGCAAGAGGAACAGGCAAAAACCGCAGACTTTACAAAGCACATTAACGCAAAGGCTTGGCCTTTTCAGCCTTGGATGGGAAGGCTTTACGAAGAATGAAGCTCCACAAATGCAAGGCGTGTAGCACTCTCTACGTCAAGACCCGCCCACTTCAATCTGTCTGTTCCATCCCATGCAGCCTAAAAGTAGCAAGGGAAAAGACACAAAAGACGATCAAGGAAAAAGATCGCCAGGACAAGAAAGCGGTGCGGGGAAAGCTGGACGCGATGAAAACCAAGCCTGAGTTGCTGAAACTGGCGCAGATTGCCTTCAACGCTTGGATTCGTGAGAGGGATGCTGACCTGCCATGTGTTTCATGCGGACGCCACCACACAGGCCAATACCATGCAGGGCACTACCTATCCACGGGCGCACGGCCTGAACTGAGGTTTGAGCCGCTGAACGTGTGGAAGCAATGCTCTGCCTGCAACACGCACCTGCATGGCAACCTCATAAATTTCAGGCAAGAGCTAATCAGGCGCATTGGTCAAGACAAAGTGGACTGGTTGGAAGGGCCGCACGAGGGCCAGAAATACACCCATGACGAACTGAGGGACTTGGCCGCGACTTATCGGGCGAAGCTGAGAGAGCTAAAAAAAGGGCAATAATTTTGCACAAGAGCGCAAAACTTTGTTATACTTTAGGCAATGGTTAAGCGTGTTGACGCATGGCTCACAGCCATGAAGGTCGGCGTAGGACTGGGGATACTCGGTTGCCATTCATCCGCGCTGGCGATGTAAAAGGCCAGCACCATCATGAGGGTGGATTTCGACAAGCCTGAAGCGCCACGACTTGAAATCGTGTCTAGGAAGTCCACCACCATGACGGGTAAGGTGTTAGCGACCTTGCAACCTCAACCGCCCTACGGGGCAGGTGGACAAACAGCCAACCGTGCTTTATCGGGCCGTCAACCTATAACCAAAGGAGAGAAAATGAGCGAGATTAAAACAGGTGGGCCAGCGTTTCCGAGTGGCGCAATGGATATGCAAACTGCTACCTACGTCAACCACAATGGCATGACCCTGCGCGATTACTTCGCGGCCAAGGCGATGCCAGCAGTCATCACTGATTGGCTAAACAGTGGAGACATTGCTCAAGATGAAGAAATCCCAGAAGTCATTGCCAGAGACTGCTACATCGTGGCGGATGCAATGATTAAAGCAAGGGAGGCAAAATGAGCGCAAACGACACACAAATCAGCGGCAACCACTACAAAGACAAGACTGTTCAGCCGTGGGACTATATAGCCGCCAACAACCTTGGATATTTCGAGGGTAACGTGGTTCGCTACATTTCCCGCTGGAAAGACAAAGGCGGAGTAGATGACTTGAGGAAGGCCAAGCACTACATTGAAAAGCTCATTGAGTTGGAGACGCAGGTCAAGGATGAATCCAAGACCATCCACGGGTTTATTCCTTGGACGGGTGGATGCTCGCCGGTAGCTAACAATGTCAAGGTTGAGGTGTTGTTGTCTGACCAAAGCAAACACATACGGTTTGCAGGTCATGTTGAGTGGTCTCACTTTTGCTTTGATCCAAAGGTCATTGGATACCGAGTAATCAAATGACCCCAAATAACAAAACCTAATATAATTCGCACATCTTAGGCTAACCCGAGGATATGAGAATGTTGGTAAAAGAAACGAAAAGGAAACCATCCGGCGCTGCTGCTTTAGGTGCTGGCCCCGGAAGGCCCAAGGGCATACCTAATAAGGCCACCACGACCTTCAGACAGACGGTGACTGCCCTGCTAGAGGGTAACAGCGAAAACGTGGCTGTGTGGCTTGAGCAAGTGGCTACTGGTTCGCATGGCAAAGACCCTGCCCCCGACAAAGCGTTAGACCTGTTGGCAAAGCTGGCAGAGTTCGCTGCGCCTAAGCTGTCACGGGCTGAGATTGTGGGTGATGAGGAAAAGCCATTGCAAACCGTCATTAAATGGCAGCAGTAAGAGAGATCACAATCCCGTACACGCCACGGGATGCTTTCAAGCCTTTTCATGATCGAAGCGCACGGTGGGCCTGTTTGGTGGCACATCGAAGGGCTGGAAAGACTGTTTCTTGCATCAATGACCTGATTCGCCGTGCCTTTGTTGATGACAAGGTGAACGGGCGATATGCCTACATTGCGCCCTATTACTCTCAGGCCAAGTCTATTGCTTGGGATTACCTGCTGAGATACACCGAGGACGTGAGGGTAAACGCCAACGCCTCTGAACTGTGGGTGGAGTTGCTTAACGGGGCAAGGATTCGCCTGTTTGGTGCTGATAACCCCGATGCCTTGCGTGGCCTGTATTTGGATGGCGTGATCTTGGACGAGGTTGCCGATATGCGCCCACGGGTATGGGGTGAGATCATCCGACCCTTGTTGGCAGACCGTGAGGGGTGGGCTGTGTTCATTGGTACGCCCAAAGGCCACAATTTCTTCTACGAGATATGGAAAACCGCCAACGCCTCTGATTCTTGGTTTGCCACGTCTATTAAGGCCAGCACCTCGGGGTTGATTAAGGCTGAGGAATTGAAGGATGCCAGCCAAGGCATGACGGACGACCAGTATGAGCAGGAATTTGAGTGTTCGTTTGAAGCGGCCATTCTCGGGGCTTACTACGGTAAAGAACTCAAGGTATTGGAAGATCAAGGCCGATTGACCAAGGTGGAATATGACCGTTCGTTGCCCGTGTTTACCGCATGGGACTTGGGCTATCACGACGACACAGCCATTTTCTTCTACCAAGTGACCCACTCAGAGATTCACGTTATCGACTATTTCAGCGGCTCTGGCCTGGCCGTGCATGATTACGCCGAAGCCGTGACCTCTAAGGGCTATCGGTACGAACGCCATTACCTGCCCCATGACGCTAGGGCCAAGACCCTTGCAAGCGGGGGCAAGTCAATCATTGAGCAACTGGCCTCTTATCTGGGCATCTCAAAGCTGGCGATTGTCCCTAGCCTGAGTATTCAGGACGGCATCCAAGCGGCTCGATTGATGATGCCAAGGGTATGGTTTGACAAAGAACACTGCGAATCGGCGGTGGAACTGTTGAAGCAATACCAAAGGGAATGGGACGAGGATAAAAAGGCTTTTCGGGATAAGCCTAGGCATGACAACACCTCTCACTGCGCCGATGCTTTTCGCATGATGGCCGTGGCTTGGCGTGAAAATAAGCCAAAAACGCAAGAAAACAAAGAAATTTACCCAGTTTCGGGCCAAAACGGTAAAATAATCACAGTTGCACTCGATGACCTGTGGAACGAGAAACCCCGAAGGAATGAGCGAATATGAAGGACTACAACCCCGTTTCCGAAGCACAACGCTGGAAAACCGAACTTAAGCAAGCCAAGCGCGAGGATGAGTCTTGGATTAAGCGGGGTAAGAAGATCGTCAAGCGTTATCGGGATGAGCGTACACAATCGCAGACATCCAAACGCTACAATATTTTGTGGTCAAATATACAGACCATGCTCCCCGCCGTGTATGGCAAAACCCCCCGCGCTCAAGTTGAACGCCGCTGGAAGGACAAAGACCCCGTTTCTCGCACGGCATCGACCATTCTTGAGCGTGCCCTTCAATACGAAATCGACCACGATGGTGACTTTGACCATGCTATCAAGCTGGCCGTGACTGACCGCCTGTTGCCGGGCCGTGGTGTGGCATGGGTTCGCTTTGATGCCCAAGAGGTTCAAACGGTTGAAGGTTCAGGTATGCCGCCCGCAATGGTGGAAAAGACCACCGTGGATTACGTCTATTGGGAGGATTTCCGCTGCACCCCTGTTCGCACTTGGGACGAGGTGACTTGGTGCGCTCGCCGGGTTTATATGGGCGAAAGTGAGGGCGTCAACCGATTTGGAGAAAAGTTTAAAAAGATACCGCTGACCCACGTGCCCCAAGGTCTTGACGACATGGTTAAGACCAACGGCATTACTCAAGGGGAGGCCGACAAGCTCAAAAAGGCTGAGATTTGGGAAATCTGGTGCAAGACCTCTAAGTCTGTTTATTGGCTGGCTGAGTCTGCCGATGAACTTCTGGACATGAAGCCCGACCCATACGGTCTTGACGGTTTCTGGCCTTTGCCTAAACCTCTGTTCGCCACCCAAACGACAGATCAGTTGGTTCCGGTTCCTGACTACGCCTTGTATCAAGACCAAGCGGACGAGATCGACAAGCTCACAAACCGAATCTCTTTGCTGATTGAAGCCGTCAAGGTGGTGGGTGTTTACGATGCCTCTCAAGAGGGCATCAAGCGCCTAATGACCGAAGGATTTGACAATCAGTTGATTCCGGTGGATTCGTGGGCGGCTTTCTCTGAAAAGGGCGGCATCAAGGGAACCATCGACTTTATGCCACTCGATCAGGTCATCCAAGCCCTGCAACAGTGCTACAACGCCCGTGAGCAAGCCAAGCAAGTCGTGTATGACGTGACGGGCCTGTCTGACATTATTCGTGGCTCTAGCGTGGCTTCTGAGACTGCCACGGCCCAACAGATCAAAGGTCAATATGCTTCAATGCGTTTGAAGCGTATGCAGATGGATGTGGCGATGTTTGCGTCTGAATTGCTGCGAATCAAAGCGCAGATGATGTGCGACCTCTACGCCCCTCAGACCTTGATTGCCATGTCGGGCATTGAAGGTACGGACGATGCTCAGTTTGCCGAACAAGCTATCCAATTGATGAAGTCTGAGCCTTTGCGCTCGTTCCGCATTGAAGTGGCCTCTGATAGCTTGGTTGAACTTGACGAACAAGCCGAAAAGCAAAGCCGTACAGAATTTATGCAGGCTTTCGGGGCGACGATGCGTGATGCCCTGCCAATGGCCCAACAAGCCCCAGAAATGGCCCCGCTGATTGGTGAGGTTGTTCAGTTCGTGGTGCGGACGTTCAAAGGTGGCCGACAGTTGGAAAACGCTGTTGAAGCTACGATTGAGCGCATGAACGCCCCGAAAGAGCCTCAAGGCCCAAGCCCCGAGCAGATGCAAGCACAGGCACAGCAACAGATGGAACAGGCTAAGATTCAGGCAAATATGCAAGCTGAACAGATGAAGCTCCAAGCCTCGCAACAGTTGGAGCAGATGAAGTCGCAAATGGCCGCTGAGTTGGAGCAATTCCGCGCTCAACAGGCTATCCAGTTGGAACAGATGCGCCAAGAGGCCGAAACCCAACGCGCCGCCTATCGCGCACAGATCGAATCCGAGACAAAGCTGGAAATCGCACGGATGCAGACCGAAGCATCGAGCAAGCCCGTTAATCAGTTCACCGTGGACTCAAACGGCAAGCTGGACAACATCGCCGACACCATCACTCAAGCCGCTGTTCAACAGGGTGCGGGTATCGCCGAAGCTGTGAACAATCTGGGCCAAGTCGCCGCTGTTCTGGTTGGTGCTGTGGACGAAATGAAACGACCCAAGCGCCGTGTGCTAGAGCGTGACCCAATCACGGGCAAGGCCATTGGTGCAATTGAGGTAAGTGAGTAAAATTGGGAAAGTAATACTTTGTAACTACTTTCTTAAAGGAAAAACATGGAACCGCTATCAACGACTATCTCTTTCATCATCGCAAAGTTAAACTATGGCCTGAGTGCTTTGTTTATGTCGTTGCTGGTTCTATTCCTTCGCAAAACACCCGCTATTGATGGTTATGGCCGTGCGGCAACGGCTTGTATCGTGGGTGGTAGTGCGGTGGGTATTTCCATCATCTTTGGTGGTGCTTTGGCGGTTTATATGGGCATGAATCCCAATGATGTGAATACGTCAATGGCAATTGGTGGCGCAATTGGATTGGTTTCGTTTACGGTAATCAAGGCTTTCGTGAAGTTCTTTGACCGCATGGACAATAAAGACATTGTTGAAGTGGCTAAAGAGGTGAAAGACACAA